TCGGCTTCTACCTATGCACTCACTGAAAAGGTCATTGGCGGAGAGTCTTAGACTCTCTTCCTTTTCTCTTTTCATTCATTTGGGTTCCCATTGAATTAGGGAGGGTTGCGTATGCGTGGTGATTATGATTATAATCACGCTACATCCGGGTCACAATTCATCGCATTGATTGTACTTATTGCGATGATGATCATGGGTGGACTTACTCTAGGCCTGGTACTACTAACGAGTATTCTTTAGTAGTACCTCCCTTCAGTGCGACAGGCTAAGGATAGACACCTCTATCAGGAGGGCCTATGAAAAGCCTGACGTCACTCTGGAGTGTGCTTGCTAATGATTTAGCAAGCAGATGCGGCACTAGCACCACCAAGGACATTAATACCGTCCTAGGTCGAATCGAAAACGAGGGTATGTCGTTTCTAACGATTACCCTTCCAACCTTTGGAAAAGACTTTCAGTTTTGTCTTGACCAAGGATTGATTGCTCCCAAATCCTTTCTTTCTTTTCGAAAGACAGGATCGTGTCTCCCCTCATTTCTGAGAGGTTTCACGGAGTTGGTTTTCGATTCTGGTACTGGCATCCTTTTGGATGATCCAGACATCGAAGCTATCTATGCTGTAAGACAATTGACTTTGATCTTCAGCAAGATGCTTCTTCCTTGTTCTCCTGAGAGGGAGTCCAAGGCTATGTCCGAATATATCCAATGTGATAAGGAGGTCAACTATGCCGATTCCATACTACCTGATTCTGATGTTTCTGAATTTGGTCGTATGGGTCGACTGCTTTTCGGCGCTCTATTTTCACGCGTAGATAGAGATATCTATTCGGGAAATATCGTCCCAAAGCATGGGCCAGGCGCGACAGCTGAGAGACTCACCAGTAATGGTAAGTTTCTCACGCGCTATTGGACCAATCGTCTAGAGAGAGTCTTCCATGTTGGGGACTTCCTCTATCCTAACAGCCGGTATATTTCCGACTGTTATGACGATGTTGACTTCCTGGAACCCGATGCTGAGATTCCCAGTAGGGTTATCTCAGTACCTAAGACGCAGAAGACACCAAGAATAATTGCTATCGAGCCCTCTACTGTACAGTATGTGCAGCAGGGGATACTCGAGTCAATTACTCGTCATATTCGTTCGAGTTTTTTGAACGAATTTATCGGTTCTGATAGTCAAGAGCCTAACCAGCTCCTGGCCCAGAAAGGTTCCAGTGATGGTTCCTTGGCCACACTCGATCTGAGTGAGGCTTCCGATAGGGTGTCAGCTAAGCTCGTTGAATCTCTACTCGATAGAAATCCTCTGTCAAAAGAGGCTATCTTCGCGTGTCGATCTCAACGGGCTTCTGTACCTGGAGGCGGAGTTATATCCCTCTCCAAGTTCGCGTCTATGGGTTCTGCTCTTTGCTTTCCGGTCGAGGCTATGGTATTTCTTACTATAACCTTTTTGGCCATTGAGAAAGAGCAAGGATGCCGGTTTGTCAGTAAACGGGACTTTCTCCCATTTATTGGCCGGGTGCGTATCTATGGAGATGATATTATTGTCCCCATAGACCATGTGCATACCGTTGTGGAACAACTCGAACACTTTGGTGCTCGAGTTGGGCGCCATAAGTCCTTCTGGATCGGAAGATTCAGAGAGTCTTGTGGTAAGGATTACTATGACGGACATGACGTTAGTATCGTCAAGGTTCGCCGTAATTTTCCTTCACATCGGCAGCAGGTTGCTGAGACCGTGTCGCTTGTCTCACTCAGAAACCAAATGTATTTATTTGGTAACTGGAAGACAGCAGCATGGTTGGACCTGCGTATAAGGAAGATACTTAAGTATTTTCCTAACGTGGCTCCAAGTTCCTCAGCGCTGGGTCGTATCACCTCTCTCGGTTATGATTGTGAGAGGATGGACGAACATCTACATGCTCCTATGGTTAAGGCGCATGTGGAGTCATCTGTATCCCCTCGAGATTTTCTCGATGGACCAGGTGCCTTGCTTAAGTTCTTCCTCAAGCGTGGATCTGATCCGCGTTTTGATGGGAGGCACTTAGAACGTGCTGGACGTCCTCGTACCGTCCGCATCAAAACGAGGTGGGTATCCCCTTTCTAGGGGACCCTGGACTAGCTCAATGTTTGAGCTTGGCCGTTAATTCGGC